TTAACAAGTCTTGATTAGGATAAATTCCCTGAAGTGTCGCTTCGGATGAATTAAATCCAAATCTATTATCGGTTGTACTGTCAGTTATTAGATTTGCTATATACTGACCCTGTACTTTATCAATCTCTTCAACGTATCTTGCTGTGCCCAGGTCGTATCCAAACTGTTCACGCAATGCGCGTAGTCTAGGCTCACCGTATACTTCGTAGTATGTCTTGTATCTGCTGGTTGATACCAGTGGTAAACCATTTGTAAATGCTTCAGCATAGAAAGACTTAGTTGCAAGTGCTAGAGATTCTTCTCTATTCTTTTCAAGAATTGCACCTGTAATAGCAATATCATCTTCCATTAGTTTGGCAAGTCGGTCTGCCTCAATTGCCCGGAATCTATTGTAGAACTTTTGTCCACCAGTTGTATCAGCAAACATACCTGCTTGCCCACCAATTGCAATCATTAATGATTCTAATGCAACAGAACCGGAACCAAATGCACTAGCAACCTGCTGTGATGTGCTTTCGCCTCTAGTGCCTTCGTAGTAAGGTTGCACATAATTCATTAAAGTTTCTAGATTGGCAATTCCATGCTTCTCCAAGAACTTTGATGGGTCGTAAGGCTTACCAACCATGTTACGCATGATTGGTCCAATAAACATGTTACCAACTGGGCTACTGATTTGAGGAACACCAATCGGTTGACCCTGGAATACAACATCAAAGCCTGTTAGTGAGACCTGCATTCTTGCTCTAGAGTCTCCATCAAAGAACTTATTTATCATCCATTGTGGATACTCAAAAAGCATTACCTTACCCTTGGTATTCCAAGGATGGCCAATTTGATTAACTACTTTGTAGTTATCCTCACGGTCATAAACTGTTCCAAGTTTGTACGGAAGGGTGAAGTACTGTATAAAACGCGCAGCAATTTCAGGGTTACGAACTACCGTTGGTATCCAGAACTTAACAGTATTCTGCTTTGCCATGTAGAATGGTTCAATGAATCTGCTTAGTTGACCAATGTTTGTGTGACGTTCCACTGTGTATAGGCGGTCATTAACTGCTTTCAAGGCTGCTGCATGTGCAGCATTTTCAATCTCTTTTGTTCTAGTTGAAACATCTATACCTTGTTTTGCAAACTGATTTGCTAGACGTTCACCTTCAGCCTTGTACACACCATTGTAAAACGGATGACGTACCAAGAAGTCTTCTGGCATTGTGGCAAGAAGATGGAATAAGTTTCCAATTACATTCTTGTACATGTTCTTTAGACTTCTGTCAGGACCAACCTCAGCATTAGCATATACCGCTCTTCTAAAGCCTAGTGGTATGAGTGCTGACGAAGTATCATCAAAAGTTTTCTTAGGGTCAACAAGGTCTAATCTTAAAGACTTAAGTGATTCTTTGGATGGGCCCTCTAGTGGAAGATATTTGTGAACTTCTAGGATTTGTGTCTGGAATATATCAGACCACTGCATTCCCTTAGAACCTTCTTTTTGGTACTCTGCAAGGGTTAAGCGCATTTCATTACGCCAAGCAAGGGAGTCTGAACTCTTTACCCAATCAATCAATGCTGACATAATTTCGTCATCATTGTAGTCACCCTCTAAGTAGTCTGCAATTTCTTGCTCGGACTTCTTTTGCTTTCTTAGGGCAGCAACATTTGCTTTTACATATTTGTTGCTTAGGTCACGCTTAGTGACAGACATCTTAATGATAATTCTACTTGCATCATCATTGTAAATAATGTTGTTAACATATTCAGAATGTGCTGCTGTCCACATGTTATCTGTAGGTTCAATTATAGTCTGTCTTTTACCAACAGAAGTTAACCCACTTAATGCTTCTCTACGAGAGTTAAGAATGGCTATTGAGGTACTCTTAGCGGCACTAACTGTTTCATAGCGTAGAATCTTTGCCATAGCAGGACTAATGGTTGCACCACCAGAAATCTTTACACGCTTCTGTGAAAAGGCACGAATCTTTTCTGGCTTAGCAGATGATACCTCAAGGGCACCATTATAGTTTTTCATGATTCTCTGTCTATTAGAGATATCAAATGCCATCTTTGTTAAGTCTGAATTTTGCTTAATCAGTTCAATTGTTTCCTGAACTGCTTCTATCTGCAACTTAAGTCTAGGGCTACGACCAATTGCACTACTTGTAGCAATTTTATTTACTTCAGTTAATGCTTTATCTGCACGCTTTGTTATCTCTTCAAGGGTGTTAAATATTACCTCAGGATTACTATCAATTGCAATCTTGTATGCTGTTGCGTAATCTCCATCTTTCATTGCGGCAAGAAATGGGCCTGAGATGGTATCGGAGCCAGGGATATTAAATATCTTCTGTCCCTCTTTTGAAATCTTTTTTGCAACTGCTGTAGCCTGCGGATTGCCCTTGTATTTACCAATAGTGGTAAACTGCTGACGAGAAAGTTCGATAGACGAGGACAGAACATCCTGAGAAGTGTTCATAAAGTACTCTGCTTCTTCCAGGTACCTATCTCTAATCTTTCTTACAATGTTTTGTGGGGTATCTTCCGGAAGGGCACCAAAGTTCCTGCCAATAAGTAGTTCATTCTCTAGTTTCTGTGCACGTGCACTGGCCAACTGTGCCTTAGCACCACCAGTACCGATTAAACCTTTGTATGCTACCCGTTGCTGTACAGTATTTGTAACATTTTGAAGTTTTGTTTCAACCATTGACGGAATATCAAAGCCAGATAGTAATGTTCTGACAGAAAGCCCTTGATGGGTAGCCATATCAGCAAAACTTGCTAGCGAACGAGCCCATCCTTCAAGCACGTTACGTGATGTATACCGAAGTGATAGCAAAACTGCTGGCTTCCACACATAATTCTGTAGATTTTCATATCCATCTTTAATGGTTTCATGCCAGAACTCACCAACGGTTTCTCGTGTGCCCTGTACAAAACCAGACTTATCTGAAATACCAGTAGTTTTTGCTTTAGTAATAATCTCTTTGATGTTAGACGCTTTTACATCTGGATTATTTTTGATAACAAAAGCAATACCAGATACTAAAGTCTTTTCGTCTCCAAGTATTTCTGCTATTTTCTTGAAATCTACACCGTAATGTACGTTAGGAACCTGTGAACTAAACTGTGGATTACCGGAAAGAATATTTTTGGCCGAAGTAATGTCATTGTCAATAACTTCTCTACCAGCAAGTTGTGCAATTCTAGATGCTAAGGCAGTTACTGAATCTCTAACGTCTTTAACAATGTATGCGTCTCCACTTCGTGGGTCAACGTGTACATAGTTTTGGTCGTTAATAATCTCTTTTAGTTTTGCCTTCTTTGTATTGCTAATATCTCTGGCAATATACAAAAAGGTTTCGTTAAGAACTTTAAGTTGTTCTTTTGTCATGCCATTTGTATCAACTGCACGAACAAGAATCTTAGTTAGAGTTTCTTCTTCAAATCTTTCAAGTTCAGCAAATCTTGCAGTATCTGTCTTTAGTGCAGAAAAACCATTGTACCATTTCTCTTGCTCTTTTGCAGAAAGTCCAGCCTCTTTTGCTGCAGAGATAAGACGGGCACGAAATTCCTTATTGGCAAAGTCGCCAACTTCACCAGCGATAGTTACAGAACCTGCTGGTATTTCACGTGCCTTGTAGTTGCGGCCAAAATAACCTACAGTACGAAGAACCCGAAACTGGGTATTGGACATTCCCTTAGGGTCAACTTCGGTATCTAACTTATGTAAAGCAGCAGCATCAGAAGGGTCAATTGTTGCATCGTAGTCAGTAAACAAACCGCGACCATTAACTTCGCCAGCCTTGTTACGCAAGTACTCAATGTACTTCATGCGACTCCAGGCAAGTTCAGTACCAACTTTACCTACAATGCCACCCTCGTCTTCTTTTGAGACAACAGTACGCAATGCGTCAAGTCTTTTTCTTGCTTCGGCTTGTTCGGCAACTAATTTTTCTTTATTGGCTTCAAGGTTCTTTAATTGTCTTGGAGTAAGTTTAGGATTGTTTTGAACTGGAGTTTTTCCAGGTGTTCCCTTTAGTTGATTCTCAATAGAGGTAATCTTTCCCTTAATACTATTAAGGGATTCGCTTAGAATAGAATCTTGTTCTTCAATTCTGGTGATTGCCTTATTGTCACCAAAACCTGCTTTTAGTACTTCAAAGATTTCTGACCGACCACCGGTAGCATAGGCTTCATTTAATGCACGAGAAACAGCAGTAGGATTTTGTGAGTTTGCAACAATTGGAATTGATTCCAATTTTGTAAAATCACCAATGTTTCTTTCAATTGCATCAACAACAACGGATGCAGAGTTACTTGCTCCTGCTTGTGCTTCATCTGCTTCTTGAACAAGTTTGGCAAGATTATCCTTACCAAATGTTACTGGGCTTTTTATTGCAGTACCACGAACACCCATTAAACCTAGGCGCGTAAATTTTGCAGCCTTACCAATTATTACAAGTGGGTCAAAGAAGAAGTTCATGGTGGCATCTACTGCACCAGAAATTCGCTCAGCAGCAGTGTTGTCCTTTTTGAAGTATCCTTCAACCTGCATCTTATCGGACCAGTTGATTTTATCTGCACCCTGTTGACCAGGTGTAAGTTTTGCAACTAAGCCTACTGAAGCCTGTCCGATTGTAACACCACTTTTAGAGCGTTCCCATGCTCGGTCCCACGTCTGACGTGGTGTTAAACCATCTTCGCCAATATCTTTAATTGTCTGTAGGAAAGTAGACATTGGGCGAGCAACACCAACACGGTATGGCTTATCAAGTTTTTCAACATTAGTCATTGTTTCTTCAGAGGAAGCAATGTCTATAATTTTTCTTGATACGTCTCCAGTCCAACCTTCTTCATCTCGAGCAGTATTTGCTACGGTCTGAAGGGCGCGATTGGCTAGGCTACCAGGTGCCTGTAAAACACTATCAAGGATATTCTTATTGGTAGCCATTATAGGTCACCAATTCTTTCTCCATTGTTAAGTTCTAATATTTGTGCAATGAATTTGTTGCGGTCGTCTGATGACTCCCAATCAACTAATCCAAATGGGAATGCTACCTCAGAATTCTCTACACCAAAAACATTAACGAATGCCGCTACGTTTTCCTGTAAATTCATACTTGTTCTGCCGTAACCTTTACGTAGTTTACTAATGCTCTGAATGGTTCTGGTGCATCTTCTTGAGATGCCATAAGTTCTAGTGCTGGCATATATTTCATAATCATGTCATAGTTGCCAGTCATAGCAGGTGCAGGAGTTCTTCCTGGACCTACAGGTAAACCAGATGTAACTGGTTCATTAGGTCGTTCACTTGGGTCAAACAAACCAGTTGCTGGTCCACCAACAGGGGCTGAGGTAGCCATAGCAGGGGCTACACCCATAACTGGGTTACCAGCCATAGGAGCACCACTCTGTGCTTCTTCTAGTGCCTTACGTTCGCCGTACTTGCCACCACCGGACATCTCACGGACACCCTGAACTGCTGACTTGCTAGATGGTCCACCATCTGTACGACGTGATAACTTACCAGGTCCTGAAACTGGAGCAGGATTGGCTGGTCTACGGTACCCACCTTGTTTAGCCATTTTGCTTTCCTCGTTTCACAATCTGTATTTTACCACCGCTATTAACATCAAACTTAATAGCAGTTCGCATTGCTTGTCTAATTGTAACACCAGCATGATATGCACCTAGTGCAAGTTCTCCGCCAGTACCCATTGCATAGATTCCTGTATCGGTACGTAGTACCGAGTAATCTTCAGCAATGTAGTAAATCTTATTATCTAAACCGATGAGAAATGAAAACCCATCTTCTTTTTCTAGAGTAGTCCCAGTAGAATCATGGGCTCTCTTTATCTCTGGCACAACCTTGCTAACCATGAAACGGTATCCGTCAGTTCCATCGTATCTAGGTAGTTTCCATCCATATTGGACAACATCACAAAGTCTCGCATTTCCTGCACCAGCAATTACATAATCACCGTCTTCGGTGATTTTTCTAACATCACTGTGCATGTAGGGGCGTTCATTTGCAGTGACTTGACTATCTGCTGCAAATACGAAACCATTGTCGTATTGTACGGCAAGAATTGTTGTCATGGTTATCCACCAAGTTGTGACAAGATTCCAGCCAAGTCCATAGGCGGTTGCCCCCCAGCAGGACCTGCAGGCGAAACTTGTTCCTCGGTCGGAGGTTCTGGTTCTTCTGCTGGGGCAGCAGCCTGACCCATAGATTGAGCAACCAGTTCTTCTGGTGACATCTGCGCAGGTACTTCTGGTTGTGCAGGCTGTGCTTCTGGTTTTGGTTTTTCAAATACCTTAACAACTGCCTCTTCAATTGCATTACCTTTACGGCGAAGGTCAATAACCTTTGCAATTTGTTCCACAATACCTGATGGGTCTTGTCCTTGCATAGCCATCTGTGGGATTGCTTGTGCTAAAGACGCTAGCGATGCTGATAATGAATCACGCATTCGCTCTATATCAATGCGCTCTTGTTCACCTGAAACATTCATGCTCCATGGTAACTCTCGCATGATAAAATCACGGGATACTAGGTTGGCTTGCAAAGCCTGTAGCGAGAAGATAAGTGCACGTGATGGGTCAAGTCCAGCCATAAGACCGTAACGAACCTGAATAGTGTAGTCACCAGCAATGTCTTTTGCTGGGTCATACTTGAATTCATACGGTGCACCATTAAAAGTTCCGCGTTGCTTCTTCTCGCCTGGGAATAACTTCTCATCCATCTCAAAGCAAAGAGCAATTACTTCTTCAAGTGCTTCACCGATAATCATCTGCATAGCCTTGATTTGGGAATCAAAGCCACCCATAAGTGCCTGAACACCAGAGCCAGTAATAACACTAGCATCAATGTTTCCGGAGCGACCTTCAGGGTAACGTGAACCCATACGCATTTCTGTTTCCAGAATCTGCTGTTCGGTAAATGCACCGGTAGGTAGTTCTAGTCCTACACGGCGTACACCTGCAGGGTTATTGGTACGAAGGATTGCATCAGGACCAAATGCAAACTCTTGTAAATCTTGGGGAACGACAATAGGAGCCTGAACTGATTTTTCGGCTGCTTCCATTGCCAGAAGGGAAAAGCGTGCTCGTGCAATCTGCACCCATAGCACATCATCAAACTGTCCACGTGGGTCGTCAACATCAATACCTGGGCGACGAGGCACGACAACAGCAAGTTTGCCTAAAGGATTCTTTGCTTTACGCAACACTAACGAGTCACGCTGTGGCAGGAACATGACGATTTGGTCTTTATCCTGGTAGTGCATGACATCTAGTTCGGTGTTTAGGTCTTGGTCTTTGAAGCCAAGTTTACCTAGGATACGTGATTCGTACTCTGGGAAATCAACAATGAGTTCGCGAATAGTCTTCAAGTAACGCTTAGTGTATGAAACACATTTTCCATAGCGGTCATACTCTGGGTAAGCACCCATAGGGTTTTCTATGCGAATGCGTGGCATACGAGCCTCAAAGTCAGGCTCTACAACAATGGGCATGTAGGCATAGGTAAATGCCCAGTCTGCTCCAGTGTACATCTGGGTCTGTAACCCAGAATTCTGAACGTAGTTATTAGCAATCATGCTTCGCTTATCTGAAGCCTTGCGAGCGGAATCGCTCGTGCTATTAACAGTTGAGCAGTTAAATGATGGCAGTGGTGCCAACACTTCTGCTAGGTCTCGTGCCACAACGTCACAGAAGTTAGCAATCATAGGCTTAGAGATGCCTTCAGGGAACATGTCTGGGTAGACTGCTTCCATGTTACCACGGCGAACCATAGTAATATCTCGCATGCGCTGGTCACGTGCAGAGTACCGGTCCTGAAGGGACAGTACCTTACCTGTGATTTGTTCAATACTTAGCATGATAGCCTTAAATGTAGAGTAATGATTGTTCTGCAGCAAGTTCGTCTAAGTCGAAGACTACTCGCTGTGCATCATTACGGCGTGTTGCGTACCTGTTGTATGTATGGTAAATCTTGTTACCTGATTGCTGTACAAGTTCTTTAGCGCGAAGTTCGCAGAACCAAAGAGCCATAACACAGTCGGTCTTGTTCTTGGTGTCTGGCTTCCAAGTAATTAACTGGTTAACCAGAGCCTTGATGTGTTCATTCGTATTATCTGGTAGTTCAATCAGGTTATCGTTTTGGTGCTTACCCTCACGGATAGAACCAAATAGCCCTGACATACCAGCAACACCAAAGTTTGTGTCCCACTTGTTCTTACCAGTAAATTGCTCACTGAATCGGACACCCCGATTGGCAAGCCACATACGGAGGTCTTCATCCAACGCGAAGGCTTTTTGGAATGCGTTAATTTCAATACGCAGTTCCATCGGGTTATACTTGGTAACCCATTCTTCAATGAGGTTACGAATCTTTGCTGGGGTTGGTTCTGTCATGTTAAACACATCTAGAACCATACGTTGACCTGTTTGCCGTTCTACGGCATAGGCTACCATAGCAGAGTTACCTACCATGGCTGGGTCAAATCCTAGGATGGTTACCCATTGTCCGTCTCGTGGATGTCCTGGAGTACCGGGCTTGATAGTACCAGGCTTGCGCATGCGGTTGATACACGCATTAACGGAGATAAGTGGGAAGATTGCATCTTCTTCCACATCTTGCTGCTGGTATACAAGAGCCCAAGTAGAAGGGTTAACTTCACTACGGCGGTGGAAGAGCCGCTTGCCATCCCACTTCGGGAAGTATCCATTTTCATCCTGTACTAAAAGTTCTGCGTCGTACTCTGGGTCTGCCCCATCCCATACACGGTCTGAGTGTGGCCATAGGGTTACCCAGTCTTCTGGCTTGTCGGCGTACTCCAGAACCGCTGGCATAGCCAGGTAGGTAAATGGGGACTTATCGCCAGACCAGTTATCTGGGTTACGAATCTCTTTGTATAGGTCAATAGAGGATACACGGGTACCTGCAATAACTAGGGTACCGGTAGCACCTACACGGGTGATAACCATCTTCTGTAGCCAGTTAAGTTGCTTTTCCCATTCATGGGCGTTGGTAGTAGTGATAACGTCATCTAGGATGATGAGGTCGGCACGAGTACCGTAAATCTGTTGACCCATACCAATAGCCTGTACGGTAGGGTCCTTCTCGCCAGAGTCGCGCTCTAGGTAGATTCTATCCTGAGTCCACTGGTCTGCGGTGGCTTGGTAGCCTCCAGCAGGTCCGTAGACAGATTGCATCTTGGCCCAAGCAGGCTCGGTGAGCCGTTGCTTGATTGAGAAGAGGAATTCCTTGGCGCGAGCCTGAGTTTGGGAAACTACCACAATACGGATATTTGGGTCCATAGCAATGCGGTAGGCGGCATAGCCTACAGTTAGGACTGTGGACTTAGCGTGTTCTGGGGGTACGTTAATAAGCAAGCGGCGACGATTGCCTGGCTCATAGGTCATGGACTCATGCAGGTAGGTAGGCTCGTTACCCTCTAGAACGTCAATCCAAGACTGATGGTGTGGGAACACCTCAGAGTTCAGGAACTCTTTGGAGAACGTGGCGTAGTCGATATTCTTGCCAGAGGCTAGAGTCTCGCCGTATAGTTTATTGGATTCTGTCCGCGCGGCTTCTAGACGCGAGGCAAACTTCCCATCCCGGAGCCAAGTCTTAAGCGCAGGCAGTTTACGACCAGTTAGTCCGAGGGCAGTATGTTCGTCAATTCCAGAGGCTACAGAGGCCAGGAACGCAGCCTGGTCCTGTTCGCGCCGTACTGTGAAGTGATGGTTTTCTCCACTCTTCGCGGACATAATAAACCTCGTAAAAACTAGACAATAAAAACTACATATAAAGCACCGCGCCAGGCGGTGCGTATTTAGTTACATTCTGTGTCCCGCCAGGGGACACTAATAATATAAAACCATACACTTATACTAACCCCATTATGGTATACCCCGTAACGCATTAGTATCTAATTATTTTTATGTGACTTGTGTCACATGAGAAAAACCCTTACAACATAAGCACATCCCCACCAAAAACAGCACGAAAAAATAAGGGTGAGTCATGGTGGGGTGTGTGGGGCATGGTTCAAGCACTGGGGGTCAAGTTGTTATTGACAATGATAATCATTCTCATTATGTCACCTTTCGGTGACGTGTACCCACCCCTAGTTAGGTGGGGTAGGTGGGTATTCATTAAGTGCCTTGAATTGTTAAGGGTGACTATCTGCATGGGTGAATCGGTGGCAGGTGGCAGGGGTTGAGATTGGTTTCACGTGAAACATTGAACC